CGTCGTCATATGTTGGTTAAAGCAGTTGTTAAAGATGATTATCTTGTTGATGGCAAGGTTCAATACTCGCCTGTATTCAAACATCTAGAATTTTGGCAAATGGATCCTGTTGTTGAAGGCGGAACGCCTGTTAAGATTGGTGATTTTATGGACTTTATGAAAATGTTGCGTACTGCTTATGATAGACATACAGCAAATGAGAAAGCCGTTGTGGATATGATGACATCCAATACGGATACCTTTACTGAACAAATTGGTGCTGCTTATCAAGTTACTGATGTATTTACTGATGCTCAAGGCCGTCTTACTGATTTCCTCAATGATATGCAATTAAAAGCGGTTACGTCAGCTACAGGTACTTATAATGCACTTAAGAATTATCTTGAGAACCATCCCGTTATTAGCCAGGTTCTTAAGTTGTGTGCCATTGTTGCCGGTGTTAGCACTGCCGCATTGGGTATGGTCTCATTGTACTCAGCTATGTTTATTAATGCAAGTGCTGAATCCATACCATCAGGAGACATGCGAACCAGTAAATATCGGCGTATTAAGAGACCAGCCTTTTCAGAAGGTACTACAGATCCCACAGCTGAAAGTTTAGTGTTAGATGTTGTACGAGGTCGACAGTGCGTTTGTCAATTATATGATCGTAGAACTACCAAGATGAACCAGATGACCGGTTTGTTCATTGGTGGACGTTACGTGCTTTTTCCATATCATCTTTTTGTTGCACCCGATGGACAGCTGGTTGAGCCAAATTCACGAATGGTTCTTACGACAGATCAAGCTGTTTTCGAGCAAATGTTTGAGGTTAAGCGTATGACGCAGTTGTTTGCTAAAGATGGCTCACGAAAAGACTGTTGTGTGTATGAATGCACACTCCAAGTTCGCGCTTTCAAGGATATCCGTCAACATTTTATTGCTGATAACGAGTTGACAGCTATACCTAACTGGTGTGAGGCTAGTATCAATAAATTTTCAGATTTTTCCTTTGAGCGCCAACTAATCAATGTTAATCCGATCACACAACAAAAATATAATGTTACCGGTGTTTTGGAAGCATATACCTTATATAAAGGTTTTCAGTATGACGCCATTACTACCAGCGGTGATTGTGGATCTATTATCGTACTTTATAACACTAAGGTACGTGGAAAAATCTTGGGATTGCATGTAGCTGGAGACCGCAACAGGCATCACGGTTACTGTGAACTTGTTTCTAGTGAATCTTTGAAACAATTTATACCTCGTGTTCAACCACAATCGCGAATAACAACATGTGATGATGAGCCAGCTATTATTTTACCAGAAGGAAACTATACTTATTATGGTTCAGTTCCGGCAGGTACAGCTGTTTATCCCACTACGAAAACTGAAATAAAACCATCAGTAATTCAAGGTGCTATAACACAGCCTACAACGCATCCTGTTGATATGAATAAGAAAGATTTTCCCACAGTTATCTCAAGATTCTTCCATACTACTCAACCCATAAATCCTAGTATTAAAGAGGTTTTATTGCAAGATGCTTATGATAACGTTGATGCTCTCAATGGTTTTAGAATGGGTGTGGTTAGTGAATATATAGCTATTAATGGTGATAGTAAATATCCTTATTGTGAGCGAATGAATATGTCAACATCACCCGGTTTGCCTTATAAGAAATTGAAAGCAGGCAAGGGTAAGAGCATGTTCTTCCGACAAGACGACATGGGTAACTATGTTGTCAATGACGTGTATTTGCGAACAGCAATTGATAATAGGCTAGCCATGGCCCAACAAGGTCTGAGCGCACCATCAATGTGGATGGATATCCCTAAGGATGAGAGACGTAAGCCTGAGAAGAAAGTACGTATGATAATTACACCACCTCTTGATTACCAAATCGTTTTTAGAATGTATTTTTTAGATTATATAGTGGCTTACTATAATTCGAGACTTAAAAACCACTCGGCTGTTGGTATTAATCCTTATAGCTTGGATTGGACTGATCTTATGCACAAACTACAATCTAATTCTGATGTTGGTGGTGATGGTGATCACACCGGTTTTGATGGTAACATCTTGACCGATCTGCTTGAAATTGAAGTTCATGCCATCAACCATTTCTATCGGTATGAGACCGATCATGAGACAGCTAGTAGAGTGCGAGAAGTTTTATGGAATGAAATAGTTCACACCCCAACACAATGTGTCAACGTTGCTTATTTAACCCATTGTGGTATGCCATCAGGGTGCAATTGTACAACAATCGTCAATACCAATGTTAACGATCGCTATTACAAGTTAGCATGGTTGGGTTTAGCTCCTGAGGACAAGCGAACAATGAAAAGTTTTTATGAACACGTTAAAGTGTATTGTTATGGTGATGACTCTATCTCTGCTATTAAGAGAGAAGCATTGCCATTTTACAATTATACAACCATAGCTGAAAACTTGGCGTTGTATGGCATCAAATTCACAATGGCAGATAAGACTGGCAAAATGTTGGATTGCAAACCTGTGTTGGACTGTACTTTCCTTAAGAACTCTTTTAGAAGGGATGGCATGGTTTATCATGCCTTGAT